GAAGAAGCCAGAATCCAAGCCACCTCCGAAAACTCTATGCTCGACACGCTGGTCGGTAATATCAATGAGGCCATTGAAAACGTCTTGTATGATTGCGCCAGATTTGTTTCATCAACTGAGCCTGAAATCATATTTTCTCTGAACAACGACTTCTGGCAAGACGATATAAGCCCGCAGGAAATTATGGCAATGATTCAAGGATACGATGCTGGAGTCATGCCGAAGGTAGATATTGTCCGCAGACTGAAAGACGCTGGCTGGATCGAATCCGAATTGCTGCCTGATGAAATACTTGCACAGATTGATGAGCAAAGTCCGCTGTAATGTCATCCAACGACTTTCTTGTTGATGCTGGTGTTCGCCACCAGATATTCGTTCAGCGGTATGCTGGCGGACAGGTTAAAGAGCTTGTCAAATATCTGACCGACATGGCAGACGATCTTGAGCTAAAGGTTGCCCAAGCTGCGACCATGAGCGAAGCAAAGAGACTCGGAACTCAGCTTGAAGAAATCCGGCGAATAATTGATGACGGTCTGGAATCAATGCAAAGCGGTTTGCTTAAATCGTCAGATGAGCTGGCGGAATACGAGGGCGAATTTGCCGTTAGGACAATCACCGCAGCAGCAACGATTGACGCTACGCTGCCGGACAGCGCACTTCTCCGCGCAATCGTGACAGACAAGCCAATGCAACTACAGTCTGGCAAAGCAGTTCAAGAGCTAACCATTGATCGCGCAGTTGGAACATTCAGCAAGAAAAAAGCCACAGAGGTCAAACGAATAATCCAGACAGGATTTATCAACGGAACGCCGACAGGCCAGTTGGTCAGCCAGCTCCGCTCAACAACTGGACGGCTAAAGCGTGAAGCTGAAGCGTTAATCAGGACAACGACCTCTCATATAGCCAGTGAAGCAAGACACGAGACTCACATGGCAAACGCTGACATTATGGCTGGCGAAAAATTTGTAGCAACTCTGGATAGCCGGACAACAATAGTCTGCGGCCTAAATGACGGTAAAATCTTTCCTGTTGGTGAAGGAACTCCAGCGCCAAGACACTGGCAATGCAGATCAGTTCGCGTTCCTGTATTGAAACCGGAATACCAGGTTGCGGGCTTTGAAGGAACTCGCGCAAGCAAAGGGTCAAGTTTCACTGGACAAGTATCTGCTAAGACAACTTATGGCGGCTGGCTAAAAAAACAAAGCGCATCATTTCAAGATGAGGCTTTAGGTCGAGAAAGAGCGCAACTGTTCAGGCGTGGCGGCTTGTCGCTCGACAAGTTTGTTGATGACAGTGGAGTTACTTACACTCTGAAAAGATTAAGAGAATTAGAAAAGCTGGCGTTTGAGCGAGCTGGACTATAAATTGTTGACAGACGTAAAAGTCTGTTATACTCGCAACGTGGTTGGGCCACAAAGCAAACTGTACGGGGTACAAGATGCTAGATTACAAAGTAGAAAGTCTTGACGGCTTAGACGAATCCATCCAGCAGCTCTATGAGCAGAGCGGCGATTTCTTCACTTTGAAAGTGGACGGAATGCCAAAAACTGAGAGCGAAGATTTGTCTGGCTTGAAAGCAAAAGTTCAGCAGTTGATGGACGAAACGAAAGCGGCAAAGCAAAAGGCTCGCGAGGCTGAAGAAGCCAAAGCAAAGCAATTTGAAAAAACCGCACAAGAGAAAGGCGAGTTCCAAACTCTTTGGGAACAGGCGCAGCAAAAGCTGGCCGAGAAAGACCAAGAGTTGCAAGACTTCACGACTAGAATGCAGCAAAAAGAAATTGACGTTGCTGCTTTATCGGTCGGAACACAGCTTGCAAAGACTGACGCCAAACGCGCATCAGTTCTCGCTGACTACGCCGCCAAGTATGCGCGGCATGACGGAGAATCCGTCCAGTTTTTAGTTGGTGGTATCGAAGTAGATACCAAAGCACTGATGGAACACTTGAAGAAGGAGTTTCCATTTTTGGTAGACGGGAGTGGAGCCACTGGTGGTGGCGCGACATCTTCCAGAAGCGGTGGGGCCGCTCAAAAACAGATTTCACGCGCTGATTTTGACATGATGGCTCCCGACAGAAAGATGGCCTTTGTCAAAGACGGCGGAGTAATTGTTGACTGACACAAAGGTAAACTTTCATGGCTAATACTCTCACTAACTTAACTCCTGACCTGTACGAAGCGCTGGACACTGTCTCGCGCGAATTGGTTGGGTTTATTCCTTCTGTAACTCTTGACGCAAATGCTGAAAGGGCCGCAAAAGGTCAAACCATTCGCAGCGCAGTTGCTCCGGCTTCTACTGCTGCTGATATCACTCCTGCACAGACTGCTCCTGATACTGGCGATCAGACGATCACCAACAAGACCATCAGCATTAGCAAGTCTCGCGGTGTTCCTGTTCGCTGGAATGGCGAAGAGCAGCGCGGTCTGAATGCTAATGGGCCTGGATACAACAACATTCTGCGCGACCAATTTGCTCAGGCAATGCGGACTCTCTGCAACGAAGTTGAAAGCGATCTTGCTGATCTGTACTCCAGCTCATCTCGCGCATACGGCACAGCTGGCACGACTCCTTTCGGCACTGCTGGCAATTTCTCTGATGCTTCAGAAGCTCTGCGAATCCTGAAAGACAACGGCTCGCCGTTGACTGGCAACCAACTGGTTGTTAGCTCTGCTGCTGGTGCAAAGATGCTTGGATTGCAAAGTCGCGTTGACGTTCAGGGCAATGACTCTTTGCTGCGTCAAGGCGTTATGCTTTCCACTGCTGGAATGGACATCCGCGAATCTGCACAGGTCAATAGCCACACTCAAGGCACTGGCACCAGCTATCTGGTCAACGATGCTTCTCTAGCTGTTGGTGATACTGTTATCGCTGCTGACACTGGCTCCGGCACAATCGTTGCTGGTGACGTTGTTACTTTCGCTGGTGATAGCAACAAGTATCTCGTGACCAGTGCTCTGTCTGGCGGCTCTTTCACCATTGCTGCTCCTGGACTCAAGACTGCTGTTGCAGACAACTCAGCCATCACTGTCGGCGGTGATTATACTGCCAACATGGCTTTCAACCGATCAGCCATCGTTCTGGTCACTCGCGCTCCTGCCCGTCCCATCGAAGGCGATCTGGCAGAAGATGTGATGATCATGACCGATCCGCGATCAGGCATTAGCTTCGAAGTGTCGATGTACAAAGAGTACAGACAGGTTCACTTTGAAGTGGCACTGGCTTGGGGCGTATCTGCCATCAAGCCTGAGCATATGGCTGTTCTGCTTGGCTAAAAACTGATGGAAGGCGGGTGGCGTTTGCTGCCCGCTTTTCTTCATCTGATCGGAGTGAATCATGGCGACTATTACTGTTGAGAATGGAACTGTTGTTGCTGGTGCTAATAGCTACGTAACTGTGGCTGAATTTACGCAGTTCTGCACTGACCGCAATATTCTAATTTCCTATACTTACGGCGATGAGTCGCAGCTGTTGATTCAGGCAATGGATTACTTTGAGCAGCAGCCGTTCAAAGGCATCAAGTATATCGAGACTCAGCCGTTGCAGTTCCCGCGCTCTGACTTGTGGATTGACGGCTATTTGGAAGAGTCAGACGAAATTCCTCAACTGGTAAAAGACGCGCAAATCACTATTGCGATTTCTATCATGCAAGGCAACGATCCTTTGTCGAATGTGGATCGAGCCGTTAAGCGCGAAAAGGTTGATGTGCTAGAAGTTGAATACATGGACAATGCAGCAAGCTCTGTAATTATTCGCAGCGTTGGAAACATACTGCGAAAACTGGTTACAAGCAGTTCAATGGGCAATAGCTTTTCAGTGATCAGGGCATAACAAATGCCAGTCAATTACAGCGCACTGGAAACAACAGCAACTCGATTGCTCCGCGAGAACGGACAGGCAATCACGCTGAATTACGAATCGTCAGAAGTCATTGATCCGGCAACTGGCGTTGTTACTACCGTAGCAACAAATAACAGCATCAGCGGTTATGGGCTGGCTTCAAATTACGACCAGTCAGAGGTTGATGGAAATTCAATAAGATCATCGGATATTAAACTGTTACTGTCCAACACAAGCTCCGCGCCGCAGCCGGGATGGACAGCAACAGTAGATAGCAAAGTTCACAGAGTGATGGATGTTCGGCAAATCAAACCAGCCGGAACTAACGTCATGTATATTTTGCAGCTAAGAGTATGAGCGCAGCAGAGAAGGACATCAATACAGCGTTATCTTCCAGACTTGCAACCATGCAAGCGTCTGGAGTTCCGCCTATTGTTTGGGAGAATTCAGAATACACTCCTGTCCACGGAACTCTGTACATGCGGGAAAACTTTTTTCCAAATATAAAAACGCAAGTAGGCCTGGAAGATACCAGCACGGATAATTACGAAGGAATTTACCAGGTCACGATTTCAGACTGGACAGGCAATCGAAGATTTGACGCGCAAGAACAGGCAAGACTTGTCTCTGTACATTATCCGCGTGGTTCGGAGTTCACTTACAACAGCGTCAAAGTAAGAATAACCAGATCGGTAATTGAAACTCCGTTTATTAACGAAAATCAGTTCTTTGTTCCGATCAGCATTTATTGGCGGGCTTTCGTATGAGCTTTGAGCAAGATTGGAAAAAGATTGAGCCAGAGATCAGAGATAGGCTTGAAAAGGCTTGCAGAGCAGGAATGTTTCAGCTTTGTTCAAATATAATTGGCGGAACTCCTGTTGATACAGGTAGAGCAAAAGCAAACTGGTTTGTCACTACTGGAAGCGCAAGCACAAAGACTGTAAAACAAACAGACAAATCACCAAAAGGGCAAATCTCTACAGACAAAGCAAAGCAAGTCAGCGTATCTGTAGAGAAGTCGATTGATACTGGAAAACTATATTTGACGAATAATCTGCCTTATATTTATCGGCTTGAATTTGACGGATGGTCATCTCAAGCCAGAAGCGGATGGATACGCAAAAACGTGCAAGAATTCAACAAACTGCTCGCAGCACAAATCCGAGCGGTTATGAAATAACCTGAAGGAGTTTACAACATGGCAATTCAAACCTCTGCTGGAACTATACTGTACGCAAGTGCATCTTTGCCAGCAACTTACGACCAAACTGGATACGAAGCATTGACTTGGAGTGCAGTCGGTGAAGTGACTGAAATTCCTGCTTTCGGTTCAGTGTACAACCTGATTACTCACTCACCGCTTGGCGAAAGGCGAGTAGTCAAAAAGAAAGGCTCCGTCAATGACGGCAGCATGACATTAAACTTTGCAGCCGATGCAGCAGATGCTGGACAGGGCATACTCAAAACTGCTCACACGTCCGACACTGAGATCAGCGTGAAGATCACCTATCCTGACGGAGAAGATGATTACTTCACTGCGTTAGTTATGGGCTATCAAGTTAATCCGGGCAATGTTGACAGCATCAAGTCTGACAGCGTAACGATGGAACTTGTGACTGCTCCTGTAAATGTAGCGGCTTAATAATCTAAAAAGGAAACCTCATGGACTTAGCTAATCTCGATTTACAAACTGCGGCGGATGTTGGAATCGACATCCGTTTGCAGCATCCAGCAACTGGTGAATATTTGACAGATGATAATGGCGATAATTTGGTGATAACTGTTCTTGGCAAAGACAGCGCAACATGGCAATCAGTTGCCAAGCGGGTCAATGCGCGGAATGCAAACCGTTACAAGAACAAGCCTGTCCCGAATGTTGCATTGGAATCTGCTCTGTATGAGATACTTTCGGAATGCACTGTGAAGTGGACAAAGAATATTGAGTTTGAAGGACAACAGCTCAAATGCTCGAAAGAAAACGCACAGATGCTTTACGAGAAAAGGAACTGGATTGCTGAACAGTTAATCGAGGCGGCTGCTGATCGAGCTAACTATTTTTTGGGATAGAGGCTGATCTGGAGTTGTATGCTCAGCAATGGGCATGGTTAAACTCCAGGGCAAAAGATCAGAAAAGTTCACGAGCGAGCTTTTTAGAAGATGATGACTCAATAGTTGATCGGCTTCCAGATGTGGAGCCGTTCAACTACATCATCGAGCTACTGAGTAGAATTGGCGTTGCTATGAATAGCGGTTCAGGCGTTCATGCAATTACATGGCAAGAGCTTGACGCTTTTATGCGATCCACAAGCATTAGACTGAATTTGTGGGAAGCAGAAACAATCAGGAAATTGTCAGCTATATATGCCAATAGCATTATGCAGTTTGATGACAAGAATGTTCCGGCTCCGTTTATTAGCGGTCGAGAAAAGGAACGAATTGCTGGTAACTTAAAATCCGCGCTGCGGAATATAGTGGTTAAAGAGCGATGACAGATTTAGCCGAAATCGTAATATCAGTTGATACCAGACAACTCAAAGCTGCGAATGATGAGCTTGGCGCTCTTGGCAGAAAAGGTAAAGAAACCGAAGAAAAAATAAGCCAGAGCAACGAAAAGACTGGCAATTCTTTTACAGCATTAAAAGGCAAAATCGGCTTAGTTACTGGCGCACTGGCTGCGCTTGGCGCTGGTGCGTTGATGACCAGCGTTATCCGAACGACAGCAGAATTCACAGCATCACTGGCTAACCTTTCTGCTATCACTGGTGCAACTGGTGAAGACCTTGAATATCTATCAGAGCAAGCAAAAGACATTGGCGCGACAACAACACTGTCTGCCTCTGAAGCTGTAACCGCTTTCAAGTTAATTGCATCAGCAAAACCAGACCTGCTCGAATCTGGCGAAGCATTAAATGCCGTCACAAGAGCCGCTGTGACTTTATCTGAAGCTGCTGGAATAGAACTAACAGAAGCTGCAAATACTCTCGGCACATCTCTTAATCAATTTGGCGCAGGAGCAGAAGAAGCTGCAAGATTTATCAATGTCTTGGCTGCTGGCGCAAAATTTGGCGCATCAGAAATTGCTCAAACGTCCGAAGCATTAAAGAATGTTGGTGCCGCTGCGAATTCTGCTGGCTTGTCGTTTGAAGAAGCTAATGTAGGAATTCAGCTATTAGCCGCTGGCGGCATAAAAGGCGCAGAG